GACAAATCACTGGAAATCCGTATATTTGCGCTATAATAATGCTTTCTTATGCGGAATCCTGAAATGACCAAAATACGTGACCGGAAGATGGTAGAAACGTTCTATCATCTCTATGATAAAAAGCGCATCCGTTTGGAGGATGTTCTTTTGCGTATGAGTCATGACCTGTTCTTTCTTGATCAGAACTACATCTACAAACGGATTTTTTATATATCAGAGAATTTATCATATTACGAGCAATTAAAAGAGGGCAAAAAGCCCGATTCAAAAAAGAACGATAACAATCAACTTAGTCTTGGTTTCTAGGAGTTGTATCATAGATGATACAGCGGTTCTTCGTCTTCCGCTTTCTCCGGTAAGCCCCCATTGCTAATATTCATTTCACGGTCTTTCATGTCGGCATGGCTTGCAAGTTCCATTGTGGTGTAATCCATGATTTCACATTCAAAGCTAATCCGGTACATGTTTCCCGCACCTCCCGACTCTTCCCGCCCGACATGGGTACGTCGAAGCGTGCCGAAGTTCTTCCCCGATTTCCCGTGTAACATCATCCCCAGTAAAGTCAACAGGTCAAGGAAGGACAACGCCTCTTCCTGCATTTCCGCACCTTCACAGGTATCGGAAAAGGTTTCGTAAAACAGCCGGAAATCAATCTGCGTGTGAAGCCGCTGAACGAGTAAACCTTCGTCCTCAATCCCCAGCGTATTAAATTCAATGAATACAGCCGGGGACAAAAAGGGATGTTCTTCATCGAGAAAACTGACCTGTTCATGCCACATGTCTATATGTTCAATCTCCGGTGTGTTTTCCATCCTTTCTCTTAGCTCGGAATACTCATCCGGAATAGATGCCAGGAACCCGTCTTTGTTTCGGATAATTTCAACCAGCTCTTTGTAACAGTCTGTCCAAATCATAATTATATTGATTAAATATTTGAGAATCGTTTGTCAATCTCCGATGCTATCCATGCGTCCAACTGTTTCATGAATGCGGCAGATTCACCCATGTACTGACGTTTCGGAATCCTTATCCTGCTGCCCGCTTTTTTTAGTGCCATACCTTTGTAGAAGGAAGCCATTGTAGACAACCGTGCATTGGCTTTATTTTTCCGTAATTCGCCATTCTTTTTCTTTTGCATTGTTCCGGTCGATTTCATGTACAAATACCAAAAATAACGCTTCATCCGTTCCGTTACGACAATGTAACCGCCTTCATTGTGAATCTTGGCATAAGCCAGCGGATCGGTCTGATAAATGATACGGTCTATTCCACGGTTGACTGCATGAATACTGTCACGAAGCTTCCCGCTTTGTATCAACACGCCACGATCTGAACCAACCGTGAGCGACCTTTTAGCCCACGGTGTCAATGATGTATCAAGAAATCCCTGCCTGCGAAAATTCTGCTTGAAGAAGTTCACACCCGCAACTTTCGCGTAGCGGTGAGCATCTTCTACTAGCGTGGATAATTCTTTGAAAAAACCGGGTAATTCTGTCCTTTTCATTTGTATTTCAAAATAAAATTGTATATTTGCAATGTTCGCGGCTGTAACAGGTCAAGAACTCCCTTCAGGAGTGTCAGTTTCGGCTGTCACTCCTGAAGTTCTTTTAAGAGTTCAGTTACTTTTCCGGTTTTTACATCTTTCCAAGACACCTTCACCGCCTTCCCGGAATAAATGAATATCATCTGCTGTCCGGAGAACTTGTCCCCATACAGTTTGTATATCCCGTTCAGTTTGTTCTGCACCATTTCCGGTTTAATGCTTTCAAATGCATCAAGATTGAAAGCGGTGAATTCGCACTGCTGCTTACGCGAACTGTCCAGCCCGTTTTTAATTCCGCCTAATCCCTGAATATTCTTCAGGTCTGCCAGCTTTTCGTTAATCAAATATTCCGGGTTCTTCACACCGTCCTCATTAATGTGCGGGCGGATTTTAATCTTCATTTTCAGTTCCTTTGAAATGACACGCGCGCTTTCGACATTCTTAACCAAGTCTTTCGGATCAGCAAAATCGCTGATCATCACTTTCGATTCCGGATCACGATGGTAAGGAGCGTATAACTTGCTCCGTTCCGTCTCCTTCCTGATTTTTGCCAAATGCCCGTCGGGCATTGAGAAATAGGGATGTGCGACCGTGAATATCTCACCGGATTGCCCTACGTTGTTCGCAAAGGCATCCGGTATCATCACAACAGGCGTAGCAGGCGTTTCCGGTTCGTCCGTTTGTTCGGCATAACACCTGCACCGATATCCGTTTGGCGGGTAGTTCTGCAGCCAAAACGGGTCGTTAATAGGTTTTACGACACCATCCAGTATCCTATGTGATTCTCTTACCCGTTCATCCCCTGCAGTCACATACTTCAGGTTCGGCATTATATCCGCATTCTCCTTGAATTCCTGCCATTCACTGGCGCGTCTGCCGCTTGTTTCTGCCGTTTCAAATTCCGTGCGAAGGTAATTTTCATTATAGTCTTTATGAATTGCCATAACCTTTTCCCGGAAGTCCTCATAAGAAAGTTTTTTCCCTTTATCATCATAAAGGGCATCGTTCATCTCCTTAATTTCCTGATACGTCTTCGCTCCGGAGAACTTGAACAAGTTGTCACGTATCCGCTGGGTATCTTCCGCCAGTTCCGGATCATTATAGTCGTCTTTTCCCCATCCTTCAGCCGCCTTCTTATTCAGTTCCCCGTATGTCTTCCTGAATAATTCCTCGTCGATATCTCCCGTTTTGACCTTGCGCTCATAAACTTGTTTCATCACCCTGCCGATGATGCCGCTGAAATCATACTCCCCGGCTTCCATGACGGGTGACGTTACCGCTTCATCGTCCGGTTCGGTCTTTTTTTTTTGAGGGTCTGTCTTTGGCTGATTCGGCAATGCTCCTCCCTGCTGCTCACCACCGGGATTTTTCTTTTGACCAATGATCGGAAGTCCCGTTTTCTTTGCGACCTCTTCGTGGTCGAATTCAAAGGTATAAGCCAGCTTGTTGATCGCTTCGATGTATTCCGTGATAGACAAACTTTCCGTGTCGTCCCACTTCAGTTTCAGCCTTTCAAGCGGTTTGTATACCGGGCTTATCTTTACCAGTTTCGGGATGATAATATAGTTAAAATAGAACTGGAAAATCATCTTATCATATTCGTGCCGTGATTTTTCAACACGTTCATGGACTTCTGCCGTACCTTCCCACGCCCCGTTTTCAGTTGTACCCGTCTGACCCAGCAAACGCTTGCTGATTTGGTTGTCACATCGTTCCTCTAACGGTAAAAAGGCATTGGTTGTATTTCCTCCGGCTTCTTTCCCATACTCGACCTTTTCATTTCCGGACAGGACTGCAAAGAAATTATTCCTGAAATCCAACATCATCTCGAATAATTCGTCCAACCGTTTTTTATCCTGTCGGTCTGAAGTAACGAAAACAGGAGGGATGCCATATTTTTCAATGTAATTCATCCATGATCCCAAACCCAGTTTCTTTGCAAGGATGATAATTGACAGTTCATTGAGCATCCCCAAAGCCCATGCGTTTCCGAACTGGACATAATAGGGCTCAAGTGCACCGTCCTTATATGACCATCCGGTTTTGTCTGACTCTTCCTTGACGATTATCATCTGTTGCGGTATATAGTTGGACATGGGAACTTCTTCTACATGGCTGATTTCCAAGTTTTCATCAAGATGGGAAATGTCGGCAAGCGATACTCCCTGTAACTGATGTAGAAAACAAATTCTGATAAGCTGGTGAAACCACGGACGATCCAGCAGTTTCTTCGCCTCCTCGTCCTCATTGCCATTGTCATCGACAAGGTTGAATTCCGCCTGTTGTACAGGTAATACACGATTGTCAATCGTCGTTTGTAAATGTTCGTCATTGTACAATGACTGGTAGAACCTGTACAGCAAGCCACGCCTGGGATCATCCGGATCGGTTGCCGAAGTTACCGCCATAATCCAATCATCAATGGTCTTTTCCCGGTAGACGACAGCCTGCCTTTTATAAGCAGCACTTGACGAAGATTGTGTCCCACTGCTATCCATCCGAAAATAATACTCATTAAGTACATTCTTCAGACTCATCCGACGAATTGCTTTCTGCTGAAACCAGTTGAATATTTCTCTTAACTTCTTGTACATAACATACCTTTTAAAAGCGGTTTAAAAACTATTTAAAGAAACCATCCGTTGTTCCGTGTATGACCAAACAGAATGGGAGATTCAACATTGCCTTCTTCATCTGTTACCAAAGGAATTTCAGGTGGCAGTGACATGATTCCGTCACGTAACTTGGCAAGTATAAGGTCAGCCCAGTCGTTCATGTCTGATAACGGGTTATTTCCCGTTTTCCGGGCTGCGTTCCGACTTACCGCACGGAAAGCGGTAATGCAGGATATTATCCGGATTAATAACCCCGTTCGTATTGGAGGAATACCGAATATCTTTTTCACGTCATAACGACCGCTTATATAGGCGGACACTTCACTGATGACAAGATCTTCAATCCCATTCAAAACTTCCTCGTCTTTTTCGATACTTTCAACCAGCAACCGATTTTGTATGACGGTCGTCAGGTCATCCATGTTGATATACTTCATAGTTACCAAGTGTATTTACGTTTATATCTTCCCGCCTTCCACGGGCGTGTCGCGGGCTCGTCCTCTGACTGTGGAGGATCAGTATATATTTCAAGTTTCCTCACAGCCTGTTCGTCAGCGTCCGGGCTGTCATCATGTTCTGTCATGCCCGGTTCAACAGCATACAACTGTTTCAAGCCGACAGTAATGTCCGGGCTTGCTTTCAGTTCCTCGTTGACATGCATCCGGGAATTCTGATAATATGGATGCATGCTTATCATACGAAGTATCTTGTTCGTTGTTTTAGGCGTCTGTACCGGAACAAGGTTCAACTCTACACCTGTCTCCGTCTCGGCTTCCCCTATGATACGCTTGACTTCGTCGTTCCAGAATTGGGACTCGTACTGCCAAAAGCAGATAATGCCCTTTGCCCTGAATTCAGCCTGCTTCATGCACATCCATTGTACGCAGAGTTTCATCTTTGACTGCTTTACGAATCCGTCTATCAGCCAAAAATCATTTTTATGCCGTCCCCAAATCTTACATGCGTTAAAGTCACTCGTATCTGTCCCGGCATACGCAATGTCCCAATGTGCCACGATCGCATTCATTGTGTGAAGGTCAGGGAGCTTTCCCCACTTCACCATTTCGGGCTTGAATATTTTACCCTTGACAAGCGGTACGTGGTTATATTCCGCATGTGCCGCGAGAATACCCATGTCCTTTTCCTGTTGACGATAGAACTGGGGGGAATACATCGATTTCCACGCTGGTTCATACGTTACCGGATCATAAGCCTTCACCAGATGCCAGTCCCAGTCGGGATGCCGTTGTTTGAGAATCGTCTGTACCATCCGGGATGCAAAACGGTTGTTAGCACCTATCAGACGTCTGCGCTTTCCCGTCATGGTTGCCAGCACGTCCGCTTCGATCCAGTCCGCATAATCATCCTGCATCCGGTTGTTTTTGATGGTCTGCGGTGTCTCCAAGTCGTCAATTATCCACAGGTCAGGACGGTGTGCGCCTTTACGAAGCCCGCGAACCTTCTGCTTCGCACCGAACGCCTTGCAAATAAAGCCGTTCATCGTTACGAAGTTTCCCTTTTCCCAATATCCCGGATTATACTGCTCGCCAAAGTCGTGTTTCAAAAGTTCGTTTGCCTCGAATTCCGCACGTAAATCTTCCAGCAGGTCACAAGCGCGGTCAAATGTGTCGGAAACGATACACATATAATGTGTCTCGCCATTGATCCATAACCATAGGGGAATGATCACATCGTTCCATACCGATTTTGCAAGTCCGCGTCCCCATTCGGCATATCCTTTATAAATCGGATCGTTCATCACCTTGTTGGCATGCGCGATCTGAAAGTCCGCACAGTCTGCGGTCGCATAATGGGGAAGATAGGTTTCGACAAGATACTTGACATCCCGTTTCGCACGCTGTATGCGGTTCATCCGAACTGTCAGCGATTCGTCCGGATCAATCAGGTTGCCCGTGCACCGCGCACGTTTTAACTTCTCCTGATACTCCTTGAGGGCTTTGCTATCTTCGACTTTCATTATCCCAACATTTTTGCGGCTTCATAAAGGTGATTCTCCTGAAAGTCCAGTGTTTTAAAATAAAGGTCTGCATCGTACACCTTCATCGCATCAAATATCCGGCTCATGACATCAATGTAAATAGCGAGCGTAATCCGGTTCTTTTTGTCCACCTCTTTGAGCTGGTTTCCCCATTGCGCCACACTGTTGTCAAGTGTAGCCGCCTGTTTCCGTAGTTCGAGCACCTTGTCGCTATCACCTTCCGCAATGGCTTCGTCAATCATGCGCAGCAGCTCCAGTTTTTGGTCTGCAAGAATGTTGATAATCTGTTTCAGGTTGTCACCCTGCTTTTGCGATGAAATAACAGATGCCTGACGCTCTTTTTTCCAAAGTGCATCATTCTCATTAATCCAGCTTGAAACAGACCTTTCCGACACGTTTATGCGTGTGGAAATCTCCTTGCACGTCATTCCTTCACGTACATAAAGGTCGTGCGCTTCCTTCCTCAATTTACGGTAGTACTCTTTACTTGGCATATCGCTTCCTTTCGTTTACTGGGGCAAAGGTCAGATTTCAGCACCACCTGTGGAAAACGGCTTTTCATGTTGGAACGTATTCTTTCCAAGTTGGAAAAAATACGTCCTTGTTAACACTGTTTTTTTTCCAAGATGAAAACGCTTTTTCCGTACCCGCCTTTCCTTTTCCAATTTTGCAGCATGAAATTTTAAATATCGCGAAAATGAATCTGACTGCAACAGCGGAAAACGGACGTGCCCGGATTGAACTCAAAGGCACAATATCAAAATGGAGGGAAACGGAAGCTGAATTCACTTCCAAAGTTGAGGAACTGATCAAATCAGGGGTCAAGGACGTGCACATCTATATCAACAGTCCGGGTGGTGAATGCTTCGAAGCCAACGAAATCGTGAACGTGATCAAAAGGTTTCCCGGCAAAATCACAGGCGAAGGCGGTGCACTGGTAGCCAGTGCGGCAACATACATCGCTATTAACTGCACATCATTTTCTATGCCTGCTAACGGACTTTTCATGATCCATCAAGTCAGCGGGGGAGCATGCGGGAAAGTCGCTGATATTGAATCCACTTTGGAAGTCATGCGCAAACTGAATGAACACTACCTGAACGCTTTCCTTTCAAAGTGTACCGACAAGAAAAAAATCAAAGACGCATGGGACAATGGTGACTATTGGATGAGTGCACAGGAAGCAAAGGAAAACGGCTTTGTGACGGAAGTAACGGGCAAGGCAAAGGTTGATAAGGCTACGGCACAAATGATCACCAACTGCGGCTACACAGGTGAAATTGAGATTACTGACTTTATTAATAACGAAAAATCAAAAAATGACATGGATTTAACAATGTTGACTACCCGCTTCGGAATGGACGCAAGTACCACGGAAGCACAATTTATCGCGCAGGTAGACGTGTGGAAACGTAAGGCAGACCGCGTCGACATGCTCGAAAGGCAAGAGGAGGAACGCAAGGAACAGGAGATCGAGAACGTCCTGAACAAAGCTATCAAGGAAAAAAGAATCACTGCTGACGTACGCGACGATTGGAAAGCGAACCTGACCAGCAACTTCGATACGGCAAAGAAGCTGCTTGACGCTATCAAGCCTGTGGAAATGCCTGAAGTTCATGCTCCTAGTCTGACGGATACCACAAACAAAAAGTTCGAAGACCTTCAAAACGATCCGGAGGCTTTGAAAAATATCATGGAGAAAAATCCGGCTGAATACGAACGTCTTTTGAATGACTACATAAAACGTAACGGAAAATAAAATACTAACCATTTAAAAAAAAGAATATGGCACAACCAGTAGACGGTCTTTATTTGAACAAGTACGTCGATCCCCAACTGTTGATCGAACGTCGCAATTACAGGGCGGACTTCATGCAAGTTTTAGGCTCTGTTCCTGCCGGAGCTTTGGCTGCGGATGGTGTACGCAGAAACAAACTGATTAACAATGTCGGTTTTCGCGTAAATAACACGGAAGATTTCGAGCCGAAGCAAATGACCGGAAAGAATTATATCGTACCGTGGGAAATCTACGATACGGAACCCAGTTCCTGTACGGATGACGAAATCCGTTATCTCGCTTTTGACAAGCGTGCTGCTATCCGCGTGAAGCACAATGAAGCCTTTCAGGTCGGTATCCGCAACCATGTGCTGCACAAATTGGCTCCGGAGGATGATTCAAACGAAGAAATGCCTGTTATCCGGACAACAGGCGAGAAAGATATTAACGGTCGTTTGAGACTGTCTTATAAGGATCTGGTCGATTTTGCGACGCTCGCAAAAACGTGGAACCTTCCCGTAACCGATGCCCTGTACATGGTGCTTTCCCCACTGCACATGGGTGATTTGTTACTGGATAAGGATGCGTCCAAGTACTTCTATGACCGTACTTTCTATCTTGATCCGGCAACCGGAAAACCGAAAGGTTTCATGGGTATCAAGTTTTTTGAGAATAACGACTGCCCGTTCTATAATGCGGAAACAGCAAAGAAGGTGGCGGAAGGCACAAAACCGTCTGCCGAAACTGATTTTCAGGCAAGCACTTTCTTCTATGCTCCGAATACGTATTACCACATCGAATCCGTAAAATCCCTGTATCGTCCGGAAACGACCGATACACGCAGCAAGAGTCCTACATCCGAATACCGTACCCAAACTTACGGTATTGTAGACCGTATCGAAGATTTTGGTGTTGGTGCAATTTTATCAGGTAAATCCGTATAACGAATTATTTTATGGGAAATTTTACAGGAGTAATCATCAACAAAGCAAATGGCGGGCTGGTACGGGATACCGATACCAGTGACCGCGTCATTCTGCTCGTGGTCGGTGGTTCGGAGATTGGAAAACTTGAATATTACAAGCCGGAAGCCCTGAACGATATCACCGATTTGGAAGCGTTGGGATGGGACGATACTATCGACCTTGAGAACAAGGAACTGGTGCATTACCATACCAGCGAAGTCTTCCGCCTGTCTCCGGAACGTTCACTGTATCTTATGCTGGTTCCGAAGTCTGAAAAGGTGTCAAGCCTGCTGACGAAGGAAAATTTCGTCAATGCGGTACGTACCATCAACGGAGTAAACACCATCGGTATCTGCTCACTGACTGCGGACGAAACAATCACCGTAGCCGTACAAGAGGCACAGAAGATGGTCAATAAATTCAGGGAAGACCACCTGTATATCGATGCGGTGATATTGGAAGGTGTCGGCAAGTATATCAATGCCGTTGCCGATGCTGTCGATCTCCGGACGCTGGATGCTGAAAACGTCTCTGTCGTGATTGCACAAGACCCGGCATGGGCGGCAAAGGACGAAGCATATCGGACACACGCTGCCGTGGGCAGCGCACTCGGAATGCTGTCTGTCCGCTATGTACATGAAAATATGGGCAGCGTTGATATTGAAAACCACCCACGGACGGCAAAAGGGACAAAGGACTATCCGTTGACTGACAAACTGAACGGGCTTTGGCTGGATGCAGCTTTGAGCAATGGCAAACCCTTCTCACAGTTGAGCGTATCCGACCAGAAAAAACTGACTGACAAAGGATATAACTTCGTCGGCAGCTTTCAAGGGTATGCCGGGTTCTTTTTCAGCAATTCATGTACTTGTACGGAAGCGGAGAGCGACTATGCATATATTGAATATAACGCTGTCTGGAACAAGGCGGCACGTATTATCCGCAATACCTTGTTACCGCGTGTGAGAAGTAAGGTAAAAGCTGATCCGTCCACCGGATATATCAGCAACACCACTATCAGTAGTTGGGACGCGCTTGTCAAATCCGCGCTGGAAAGCATGGTCAATTCGGAGGATATCGCGGACTTCGACATTTACATCAATCCAAAACAAATGGCTGTCAGTGACAAGCCTTTCAATATCAAGGTAAAACTTGTTGCAGACGGTATTGTCCATGAGTTTGAGATTGACTTGGGTTTCACAAATAAAATCTGAAAATATGGCATTGTTAGGAACATTAATCAACAAGTTCGGAAAAATAGCCGGATGGAACAGCGTCAAGGTTGTTATGCTCGGTCGTCAGATAGAGGGCATCACAGCCCTTTCCTACAAGGATAGCAAAGAGAAAGATAACATCTACGGTGCTGGAGAATTTCCTGTCGGTCGCGGTGAGGGGAATTACAAGGCTGAAGCGTCAATCACCCTTCTGAAAGAAGAGGTGAATGCCTTGCAGTTAGCTCTCGGTGCGGGAAAGCGTCTTACGGATATTGAACCGTTTGATATTCCGGTCATGTATGAGTATAAAGGACTTGTCATGAAAGACGTGATCCGGAACGTCGAATTTACGGACAATGGTGTCGACGTTAAACAGGGTGATAAAAGTATTGCCACACAATTCACCCTTCTTCCCAGCCATATCGACTGGAATGTGGCAATGTAGTTTAATAACCGTTTAAAAGACTTTTAAAATGGAAGTAGAAGAAAAGAAAATCAAGACAGGGAAACCTTACGAGGAACTGACAAAGGAGGAAAAAGCTTTGATAGTTGATTTTACAGAAGAAGAACATGCAGGAATGAAACTGAAATACGGGAAACGCCTGAAGCATGTCACCGTACAAGTGGACGAGGATGAACGCTACGACTACCTGATTGTCCGTCCGAATAAAAATATCCTGCTGGCTATGGCAAAGAAAAAGGATGATCTTGAAGAAGCAAATGACATCCTGATCCGGAACTGCGTGGCGGCAGGCAATATGGAGGCGTTGGAAGATTCCGCTGTCTATACTTCAGTCCTGACCGCCATCGGACAACTGATCGCCGGACAGGCGGCTTTTATCAGCAAAGCATAGAGGAATATTCATCAGCGTTCGGTCTTGTCGAGGGAATAGATGCCATCCTGAAAAAAGTATATGGCTTTGACATCCCGGACAAACTGGACGAAGATGAATGGCTCCGGCTCTATGCCGAATACCGCATGTTGCGGAAAACGGAGCTGGAAGAAATTGAAATAGTAATGCACAACGCATTCGCTAAAGTTGTAAACCGATTATTCTCAAAAGACAATGCAAGTGACTCAATGGATATTGGAACTGGTTGACAGGATCACGTCTCCGCTACATGCAGCAACCGATGCAGCCGAGGAAGCTACACGGGTGATTGATGACACGGAAGAAGTGGTTGAACGTCTTGGGGAGACATCGGGAAAAGCAGCCGGAAAACTGGAAGGGTTGGGAAAAGGAATGTTCTTTCTCAACCAGCTGAAAGAAGGTGTCGACAATATCCGTGATTCCTTTAATGATGCCATCGAACCGGGTATCCGGTTTGAAACCGCTGTTGCCGAAATGTCCGGTATCACCAACATGGAGGGGAAGGAACTGGACGTTCTCGCCACCAAAGCCCGTAATACGGCAAAAGCGTTCGGTACCGATGCGGCAGACGCTATGGTCGTTTATAAGGACTTGCTTTCAAAGATTACTCCGGAACTGAAAAAAGCACCGGACGCGCTTGAAATCATGTCGAACAATGTAATGACACTTAGCAAGACGATGTCAAATGATGTTCCCGGAGCATCAGCCGCCATGTCCACCGCAATGAACCAATACAAGGTTTCCCTTGATGATCCGATGAAAGCCGCACACACAATGACGGATTATATGAACATCATGGCGGCAGGAACTGTCGAAGGTTCTGCCGAAATCAAGGAGGTTGCGGAAGCATTGAAACAAACGGGTAGTGTTGCAAAAACATTCGGGGTTGAATTTGCCGAAACAAACTCCCTGATCCAGTTGCTTGACAAATCTGGGAAAAAGGGTTCTGAAGGCGGTATCGCTTTGCGTAACACGATAGTCAAATTACAGGCTCCGACTACGGACGCGATCAAACAACTGAAAGCTGCAGGGGTCAATATAAAAACGATGCAAGACCAGTCCCTTTCACTGACCGACCGACTGCGTGCCCTGACTCCGGTCATGCATAACGCCACAATCATGTCCGCGTTGTTCGGAAGTGAAAACCTTGCTTCAACGATGGCTTTGATTGAGGGTGTAGACCAAATTGACACATGGACGGAAGCGATACAGGGTTCTACTTCTGCGGTCGACATTGCAAATAAACAAATGGATACTTATGCCGAAAAGCAGAAACGTATGCAAGCGTTTATCGACGACCTGAAGATCAGTTTCTTTGAATTTGTAGAACCTGTCGCCCCTGCCATTGAAGTTGTAGGAATCTTTGTAGGCGCGCTTGTCACGCTTGGAACTGTCGCATGGTCTGTTTCGCAGATCATGTCACTTGGAATAACAAAGATTGCCGGGTTTTGGATTGCGTCGATGGCTAAGATGGCATTGTCTACAATCATTAATAGTCGGCTAATTTCCGTCGCTATCATGGGCATCCCTGTCATCGGCTGGATTATTGCAATCATAACGGCTGTCATCGCTTTCGTGGCTTTCCTTTATAATAAGTTTGAAGGAGTCCGTGTGTTCCTGTTCGGATTGTGGGAAGTCCTTAAAACTGGCTTTCTTTCCTTTTTCAAGACGATTCATACCATCCAAATGGGAATCATTGAAATCCTGAATCCGGTTAACTGGTTCAGGGATGACTGGAGCATCAACGACGTATTTGAACGGGTAAAGAAAGAAGTGTTTGACAACGCTGTGGCAGTCGGTCGGGCATGGGAAGAAGGCAAGGAAAAAGGACGTGAAAGCTGGCGGAACAAAGACAAAGTCCCCGGACTTGACAAGTTCCAACTGGACACCGCACCAGCGGCAGTCAACAAACCGACCGCTGTAACCGCAACCGGAGGAACTTCCGGGAAAGATGTGGGACTTGGCGGAAAAGGCGGAAGCAGCGTAAGGAATATCACTATGAATGTGACATTCAATAATCATTTCAGGGTTGCGGCAGGTGCGGACATGCGCGATGTTGCGGATAAGGTCAAACGGGAAATTTTAGCGGTGATAACCGATACAGTACCAGCAATAGGATAAAGTTATGACAGGAAATACAGCGTTAAATATTGGTGCATTGTTCACGGAAGTTTTCGGAATCTCATCCCCGATTTATCTTCCGTGGGGAAGAACCCTGCAGGATTATGATCCGGGGAAATACACTGGGGTGACAACCATCCCGGATGCCGAAGCCGAAGCGTACAGTTGGATGGGGACTCCGGTCATCGGGACGTTTACCCTTGACGGTAACAAGCAATACAGCACCTATAATCCGGACGGGTCACGCGGCACGATGAATATGGCTAGCTTTCCGATGCCGTATGCAACAATCGTGGACTTTTCGCGTCCGATGAACTGTTCCAAGACGAAAGTTCTGGGCATTCACGGGACTATAAAGGAAGTCTACGGGCTTGATGACTGGAAAATCAATATCCGGGGATTCTGCATAGCGGACAAAAGCCGGGAAGGTTACAAGACGGTAGCCGAACAGGTGAACGCGCTCTGCAAGTTCCGCAAAGTGACGGAAGCAATCGGAGTAACGGGAAGCATCTTTAATAACAAGGAAATTTATTCCATCATTATTGATAACATTTCGTTCAACCCGATTCAGGGAAACAGCAGCGTAGTCCCGTTTACGATAGAGGCAACGAGTGACAACCCTTATGAACTGACACTATGAGTTATATGATGTGCAGCCGGATCACATTCCCGGCAAACATGAAACGCGGGGAACTGGTCATTTATACGGTTTCATCGGTTCACATTGAAAGTTCATGGAAGATGCTGACGGACTCCGCGGAAATAGTCCTTCCGAGACGTATCAGATACTTTGCGGGAAAAGACCTGAAGGAACTGCTGTCTGCCGGGGATCAAGTGAAGATTGAGCTCGGATATGATTCCGACCTGTACACGGAATTTGAAGGTTATATATCGCTGATCGGCTGGGGTGTTCCCGTGACGATCCGGTGCGAAGACGAAATGTATAACCTGAAAAGAAAAACAGTGTCCTATTCCGCAAAGAATGTCACACTGAAGAAACTGCTTGCAGACGTCGCCAAAGGCTATGAGATAAAAACCAACTATGACGCAGAACTGGGTGCGGTGCGGTATTCGTCCAAGACAGTCGCGGAAATTCTGAACGACATCCGGAAGAAAACAAACCTTCACTGCTATTTCATCGGCAAAGTCCTGTATTGCGGAAATGTGTATTCCGAAAAGGTCGATACCGAAAAGGTAAAGATCGTACTGGAAAGAAACGCTGTCAGCCAGGACTTGAACGAAACCAACGGTGAATTTCAGGTCAAGGTAGTCAGCATCGGTGCTGGCGGCAAGAAACTGGAAGCAAAAGCCGGAACGGAAGGAAGCGAGGTTTATAACCTTACTTACAATGAAAAAGGAAAAACCATCAAGGTTGAGGACTTGAAGAAGTTTGCAGAGGACTTTTATGAAAGCCTTAAAAAACAGAAGTACCGCGGGGGTGTCGAACTGTTCGGAATACCTGTCGTCCGTCATGGTATGACGGTTGACCTGAAAAGTGAAATAACACCGGAAATGAACGGATACTATTACGTTGAGAAAGTGACAAAGGATTTCAGTGACGATGCTACATACAGGCAAAAATTAGAGTTGGGAGGACGCGCGGAATGACAACGGACGAACAGTTACGTGATGCGCTTGAAAAATGGCGCGAAGGGGCTAGACAGGCACAACTGCGCTGGGTAACGGTTGACACGGTTGATAAGGACAACGGGACAATGGACGTGACCGGAGTCATTGACCGGCTTGAATATTATGACGTCCAGTTGGGAATGGGGGCATTATGCATCTATCCGAAACCGGGAACGACTTGTCTGGTCGGAATCGTCGAGGGACAGGAGACTGACGCCTTCCTGATTTCCGCAAATGAAGTGGACGAAATAGTGCTGAATGGCGGGACGTTGGGCGGACTGGTAAAAGTCGGGGAGCTGACGGAACGGCTGAACCTGATTGAAAAGGACATCAATTCACTGAAACAGAAATTGTCCGGCTGGACGCCCGTACCGAACGACGGGGGATCGGCTTTGAAAACGGCATTGTCTTCCTACACTTCGGAATCACTAAAAGAGACGCAGGTCAGGGACATTGAAAACGAAAGGGTGAAGCAATGAAAGGACTATTACTTGACAAGGACGGTGACATCCGGATTGTTCCCCATACGGGAAAAGACGGGCTAACCGGATTCGTGGTCGGTGACACGCTGATTCAGAATGCGGCAACCGTGCTGGAACTGAATCAGGGAGAGTTGAAAGAAGACCCGGTGCTGGGCGCGAACCTGATCCGGTATATACGTTCAAAGGCTGATAAAACAGCCATTGAGAAACAAATGAAAATCCACCTGAAACGCGCGGGCATTGACTATTCGGAGCTGGTGGACAAAATAAATATTGAAATTACTAACGATTAAAATTAAGAAAATGAAAGCAAGTAACGATTTGATTAAAAAGTTCGGAGTAGACAAAATCATTCACGGACTGATTGGAATGCTTATTCTAGCCGTGTGCGTGATAGCATCTGTTTTCCTGTTTGGTGTGAATTTCTTTAGCGTACTGGGCGGTATGATTTTGGGAACTGTTTCCGCATGGCTGGCTGGAAAATGGAAAGAATCGAAAGACGATGTACCGGACGCAGCAGACATCCGGGCAACGGTACGCGGGGCATTGTTGGCGGATGTAGTCATATTACTGGTATGGATAGTCTTCCGCCTGATTCTATAACCCGTATGTATCATGAAAAGGCTACACGTACAGTTATGGATCGCAGTTTTCCTGTCCGTATCCGGAATGATCCTGCTGTTTTGCGGGTTTTGGGTAGTTCCCACCGGGCAGATTGACAATTCCGTTTTAGTCGCTTATGGCGAAGTCTCAACATTCGCGGGCGCACTCTTCGGAGTTGATTACAGGTATAAATGCAAGTATAAGAAATACATTGAAAGAGAAGACGAAACAGAAAATAAGGAGGAAAATAAAGATGAATAAACCTACATACATTATCATTCATTGTTCTGCAACACGCGAGGACAAAGATTTCACAGAGAAGCAAATCAATGATTCACACGTAACCCGTGGCTTTGGAAAATGGGGATACCATTACTATATCCGGAAAGATGGACGTGTGATCCCCATGCGGGCGGAGAACGAAATCGGAGCACATGATAACTTTATTGTTCCCGGTATGAAAACCAGTTATAACCGATGTTCAATCGGTATCTGCTATGAAGGGGGACTGGATAAAAACGGCAAGGCAAAGGATACCCGGACGGACGCACAGAAGAAATCCATGCGCGAGCTCGTTCAGGACATCTGTCATCGCCACGACATTATTGATATCCTCGGACATCGCGATACCAGTCCGGACAAGAACGGGAACGGCATCGTCGAAAAATGCGAGTGGATGAAAGAATGTCCCTGCTTCGACGTAAAGAGTGAATTTACCTCATTTTTACCACCTGTAATCGTTCGACCGTAATGAAAAAGATACTCGTTTTTTTACTCGTAATCGTGCTGCTGTCCGTCTGTTCCTGCCGATCGTCCAAAACGGACACGACCATCCATCAGGATAACACGGAACAGAAGCAGACGGAACAGGAAGAAGTTTCTAAAGATAAAGCACAGGTCGACGTAAACAAGAACGTTGAGCGAATTATCGAGATGATGCAGCAAATGGAATTCAACTGGCAGAAGACGAACTATTCGCCACCGGATAGCACAGGGAAACAATACCCGACCTCTACGGAAACAGCGACAGGAACGTCAACCAAGCAGGAGAAAGAAACATATAACGAACAGTTACAGGTGCAAATACAAGAAATTCAGGAAACCCTGCTGACATTGAAGGAACAACTGGAGAAACAGGAGAAGAATGATACAAAGATCGTTGAAAAGGTCGCGTACATTCCTCCGTGGGCAAAAGCCGTAATAGCAGCCTTTTTTATTGCATTTGTATTTTTTATTTATAAAAATGTAAGATGAAAACAGTAGTACAAGCCGGACAAACCCTGCTGGATATAGCCGTGCAGGAATATGGTACAATTGAAGCGGTATTTATGCTTGCAAAGGCAAACGATATGAGCATAACAGACTCCCTTCAAGCCGGACAGCAAATCGAAATACCGGAGAAGGTGTATAACAGTGAACTGGCTGATTACTGCCGGAGGAACTCCGTTTGCCCGGCTACTTCTGAAACCGCGTCGAATGCAATACGATTGAGAATTTTCACTGAACAATTTACCGAACAATTTAAGTAATGGCTAGAACAATCGCAGAAATAAAGAAAGAAATGACGGATGCCTATATATCTAACAGCATTATCCGGGACATATATGGTATCACAGGTGATGCCGACTTTGATTCGGTGTTTTCTCCCGTGTCAATAGAAAGCACCCTGTTCTACATTTTTGCGGCAACAGCGCACGTCATAGAGCAAATGTTTGACCAGTTCAAGACGGACGTAGAGGAACGGATTGACGCTAATATCATACCGACGGTGCGCTGGTATCATAGCAGTGCGCTGGCTTTTCAGTATGGTGATCCGCTGGTCTATGATCCGGAAAAATACCAGTTCCGGTATTCCGCTATCGACGAAGCCAAACAGCTTGTCAAGTATGTGGCGGTCAAAGATCGCGGGGGAAGTATTCAGATACTCGTGTCCGGAGACGAAGGCGGGCTTCCATGTCCTTTGACCGGGGACGTTCTAACGGCATTTAAAAGCTATATGAATTCAATCAAGATTGCCGGAGTGATTCTCTCCATCCAGTCAATGAAAGCGGATGATATCCGTATTAACGCCACCATAGAAGTCGACCCGATGGTTATCAATGCTTCCGGTATCCGCATGACGGATGGCAGCAAGCCAGTACTTGCCGCCATCAACGATTATCTGAAAGGCATCGAGTATGGCGGTAAATTCAATAAGACAAAACTTGTTGACGCGATACAGAAGGTTGAAGGAGTACTGGATATCGAACTTGGAGAATGTGCCGCAAAAGCGGCATCCGCTACGGAATATAACGTAATTAAAAATAATAACTATACGGCTGTAGCCGGATGCTTTATTCTGAACAGCCTTGAAACCTCCCTGACCTAT